AAGGTAATCATCGGGTAGAACGCGATCGGCACCGCCGAGCCCACCGCGCCAGGGATCGCCACGTTGGTCAGCGTTGCCACCGAATAGAACGCCGCCTTCGGATCACCGCCGATGCCGAGGTTGTGGACCGAGCCTGCCGTGGTGCTGGTCGGAACACCGGACGTGGTGGTGAGGTTGCGCTGGATCAGCAGGCCGATGGTATTGACCACGATGGTCGCCGAGTCCAGGCCAAAAGTGAAGCTGACAAGCTCCACATTCCGCCCAGAGCCGAGCGGGTTGTGGACCGTGAATACGCCCCCAAGCGTCGCCGCGGCGACCAGAACGATCTTGCCTGCGATGACGGTAGAGGCGTGGTACATGTTGCCGCGCAGCGCGGCCTCGTAATGCTGGCCGTGCATGGACTGCATGACCTGGCCGCCGTCCCGCGTGCCGCGCGCGACGACTTTCAGGCCATCGGTGTTGTTCTGTACGCCTACCAGCAGTTCGTTGTCCATGAGTTATCCTTTCGTCTATGTGATTGAATCTGCTACATCCTGGCGAAGTTTCGCCAAATTCTGCTTTACCTCGTAGGCATTGGCGAGCAGCATCGAGATGACCTGCAGCTCGATCAGAATACGCATCTGCACGGTGCCGGCGCCACGGTTCGCGCTCGATGGTTCGGCCTGCTGCGAGTGCTTGTTGCCGCCCCTCGCGTATTTGGTGTCGCTTTTCGTGGACACGGCTTACGCCCCGGTCGCTTCCAGTCGATCGCGCGCGCTGACCTTCGGCTTCGCGACCGGCATGAGGGCGAGCATGTCCTTCACCACGGCGCGCTGCTCGTTCGACATGCTGCCAACCGTATCGCGCAAGCCCGGCTTGAGAGCGTCCATCTGGCCGAGTTCGGCGTCCGAGAACGTGACCGTCGCACCGACGCCCTCCGGGATATGGAACCGCTGCCCGGGGATGACGGCGCCGTCCATCGAAAGGGTCGAGCTCACCGGGCGGAACCGTTCCAGATTCGCTGCTTCCCGCTCACCTGGGTTCAAGCGCAGGCGCAGGTTCTTCCATTCGAGGATCTTGAGCTTGTTTCGCCTCTCCCAGCCCATGTGCTTATCGACCGCGCCGGGGGGCGCTTTCCTCATTTCCTCTTGCGACGGGATGCCGTCGGAAAGGATCTCGTTGAGGAGTTGCTTCTCGCGCGCGACCATGCGCCCTTCTTCGGCGGCATCGGCGGGCGGTTTCGGGGTCTGCTCATCGAGCGCCTTTCTCGAGCGGATCAACTGGTTGCGCGCCGCGCCCTTGTCGGTGATCGCCGGGTTGGAGAGTTTCGCTTCCGCTGCCTGCACGTCCGCGCGCATCTCGTCCAGTTGGTGCGGGCGCAGCAGGGGCTTGGTGTCGAAGGTGGCGGTGTTGGATTCCATCAACTCTCCTTTGCCGTTTGCGGCATGGTCTGATTTTTGGGTTTGGCCGGTACGCCCCATGTGGTATCGCCAAGCATCACGTTTTTCGTCACTACCGCACCAGCGCCGATCATTGCTCCTGAACCGATCTCCACGCCCGGAAGGATCACTGCGCCCGCGCCGATAGAGGCGCCACGGCGCACCCTGGGCGGCTCGGCGAAGTACGCCTTGTTGCCGGAGCGCGGATAGCGGTCGTCGGTGAAAGTCACGTTTGGGCCGATGAAGGCGAAGTCCTCGATCAAACTGTCATTGGGCAGGAAGACGCCGGTTTGAATATGGACGCCCTCGCCAATCACGGTTCCCTTGCCGATATAGCAGTGCGTGCCGATGACGGCATTCGCGCCGATATAGGTGTCCTCGCAGATCACGGTGTAGGCCCACACTTTCGCTGTTTCGTGGACGAGCGCCTCGGGGTGAACGTCAGCGAAGCGATGGATCATGCGACCGCCTTCAGGTAGTCTTTCTCGCCTGGCAGTTTGTGCCAGTGCGCGCCTTCGCCTTTGTTGAGCCTTGGCTTCGCATCCGGCAGCACCATGACGCTGTTATCGGCCGACTTGATCGCCGGAACCCACTTGCCCTCGTGCTTACGCGCGGTGATACCCATCGTGAAATGGTGATCGAACACGACCTCCTGATCGACCCAGACGGTGTAGCCGAGTTTCTGGATCTCGTGGCAGAACATCATGTCTTCCTGCAAACGACCGGGGTCCAGTTGCCCGCACTTGAACCACGGATAACCGATGCGATCAAGCACATGCTTCTTGACCAGCATCCCGGCCTGGCCGATGAAGTCGCCCTTGGGCAGCGCCATCAGCCCGGGACCGGACAGTTCGTCCCAATCGTAGAGCAGCATATCCTCTTGCCAGAAGCCCTTCGATGGATCCTCCGGGCCGTGCATCATGCAGGGCATGAAAGGCGGCACCTTGCACGGCGCGATCGGCACCACGACATCGACGCCGTGGCGCAGAAAACGCATGAGCAGGTTCTTGTCGAACGAGTGATCGTCGCCGAGAAACCACGCCCATTCCCCGGTCATGCCCTTCACGCCGTTGTTGAAATTCTGCGTGATGTCGCAAGAGCGCTGAATCGAGAGTTTCGTGCCGACCGGAGCGCCAACGCTGTCCACCGACATCTGGAACTCGTAGAAACGCGGCTGGGTGGCCGCCGCCACGATGATCGTTCCGGCCGGATAGCCGGAATCCGTTAGGTGGATCATTCGTTATGCCGCCGCGTTGACGTTGTTCCGCCCCGCCGTCGTGCCGGCGCACCAGCAGTCCGACACGAGAATATCGACTGTCGCTGATGAATTGACGCCGACCTTCGCATCCCCGGTGAAGTAGCAGCGGTAGATGTGGCAGTTGCCGTCCACCGTGCAGCCGGTCGTGTCGATGCAATTCGTGATGACGGTCGTGACCGAAGTCGGTTCGTTGAAATCGCAATCGCGGATCAGCGTGCCGAGTGAGCCTGCGTCGAGAATCTCGATCGCATCGTCCCAAGCCTCTGCCCCTTGAAGCTCGAACGTTGAATTCTCGATGGTGAGCCCATAGACCGTTCCCAGCGCACGAATCGCCGGCCCCTGGTTGAGAACAGCCAGGAAATAGCAGTTGCGGATAATGGCGCCCGTCACCGACCCCGTGGTCGAACTTGAGAAGTGAATGCACTCGGACGAAGTTGATGCCACCCCCACGTTTGCGAACGTGCAGTCGTGGATAAACGGGCGATCGGCGCCGAGCACGATCCTGATGCCCTCGCCTCCCGTGATGAGGTTGAAATGCAAGTACGAAATCTCGACATCATCGCCGGCCGCAGTGAATGTGAAGATGTTGCCGGTGGCTTCCGAAGTCGTGATCTGCGTGCGGTTCCTGACTCCAGAGCCGCTGGAGCGGTCGGATACGGCGGGACGCGCCCCAGGGATGCCGGTGATCGTAATGCCTGCGGTATCGAGCGTGACGGTCGCGGTGACGGTATGGACACCGGGCAGCAGCACGAGCACATCGCCCACGCTCGCGGTGAGCTTGTTGTGGCCGGCGTCGATGGTACGCATCGCGCGTTCCGGTGAAAGGCCGTCGTTGTCGTCGGAGGCGACGTAGGTCTGCCCATCGACGGTGTAACTCGCGGCATTCGCAACGAAGATGTACTTGCCGGTCGTTTGGGGCAGCATGCCCCAGAAACTTCCGTACTTGGTCAGGTAGCCCATTTCAATCTCCTTGTGGCACGATCATCGAATCACCGCTCATCTCCCCACGCGCCCCTGGGTTAGCGGTCGGCCTCAGAGGCCGCTTTTCTTCACGTAGAACGGCCCGCGCTTGCCGGTGGTGGGCGAACCGCCGGACCTGTTCGGCCCGGTCTTCGACTCGCCACCCGGCCCGCCCGAGCCCTGCGCCTTCGCCGGCCCGCCCTCGCCCCCGGACTGTTTCCCGGTGTTCGAGGGACTGCCGTGGTATTTATTCGCCATCAGGAGACGCTCGCCACGTTGATCCAGCGCCAGTCGATGTAGGTCATGCCGTGCCGGCAATACCCGCGCCACTTGGCGACCAGCGTGTCGAAGTCCTCGATCATCGCGAACTCTGCCGCAACGCGATCCGACCAGAAGACCGAGGCCCGGCGCATCGTGCCATCGCACATGAACCAGTTGTTCGTGTCGGCGAGGTAGCGCCACTCGTAGGTCTTGTAGCGGCCCTCGTGGAAGTTGCGGTTGTTGTTGGCCGTATCGACCTTGCCGGCGGACTTCACGATCTCGAACGCCTGCTCGGAGAGATCCGGCGGATACCAGAGCTCATCGGGCTGGATGTCGATCCTCTCGGCCTGGTCGCCGCGGAATCCGACCATCTGCAGGCGCGCGGCGAAGACAGCGGTCGCCGTGAGACTCGCGGTCGTCAGGTTGTCGAAGCCCGTGGAGGTCGAAGCGCCGCTCGTGGTGGTGTGGCTGTTCGAGCCCAGCGCCACGCCTTCCGAGTGCGAGTAGAACAGCGTATCGACACCAGTTGCGTTGTTGAAAATACGCGCGCCGTGCTTTTGCCTCGTGCGGAACAGGGCCTCGGCCATGCCCTTGGGTTTCTGATCCATGATGTGATACTGGTCATCGTCGTAGAGCTTGCGATCGACCTGCATGCCCTTGGCGAATTCGACCGGCGTCATCGTGACATCGTAGCCCTGGGAGATCGAGGTGTACGGGATCGTGCCCGTGAATTCGTCCCAATCGGTGAGGGTGCCGACGTTCGACCACGTCATGTTGTTGCGGCCGTTGGTCCCGACCATCGTGAAGACTTCGCCCAGCATGTCGGGAAGCTGCCGGTAGGTGTCCTGGTAAATCTTCTGGAATCTCGGATCGAGCAAATCGCCGAACGAGCCAGAGTTCATCGGGGTTGTCATGAGTGTTCTCCTTGTTCTCTGGTTTCGTTACGGCGCCATCGACAGCAGCGCGTGGTCACCGAAGTGGATCACCGCGTAACTGTTGAGGTTGCCATCGGCGGCTGCGTCGTTCAGGATCAGCTCGATCGTGGAGACGTAGTTCGTTTCCCCGGAGAGCGTCGCGCTCGCATCCAGATTCGTGAGGTCCGTGCCGAACTGCGCGAGGATGGTGCGGCCCGGCCGGTAAGGGCAGAACAGGAAGCGGTCCCCGATCACAATGTCGTAGCGGAAGGCGACGGTCGTGTTGGCGACGTTCGAAGAAGTCGAGATGATCGCCCGCGCCTGGCCGGTATTCGCGCCGGAGTATCCCCACATCGTGCCTTCGTTCATGTCGGCTGAACTCGGGTCGATACCGGATACCGTCACCACGAGGCCGGAAGTTGAGCCGGTCGTTTCGGTGCCAGGCGTCAAGGCTTCGTTTGCCGCTCCGCCGGCCAGGCGCGCGCGGTAGGCCGCCATCGGATTGATGATGAGCGAGGTGAGTTTCGCGGTGTCGGAGTTGTCCGAATTCTGCGCGGTCTGGTAGGTGCCGGCCGCGTCCACATTCACGCCCATGAAATCCCGGGCATCGACGGTGGTCATGAGCGGGAGGCCGGTATCACCATCGGCCGCCTTCATGTAACCAAGGCCGATCACGGTGTTGGTGGCCTTGACCTGGTATTTCTTGATGACGGCGGTCGAGCCGCCTGAGAGGTCGAATGCGAATTCCATGTAGCGCGCTCCTTCGGCCCGCGGGCCTTTGGTTTAAGCCGCTACGACGCGCGCTCTAGCCGGTGTACAGTGTCCCGTATTCCATCGCGACACGGGCTCGGTGCCACTTTTTACGCTCCTCAAGTGCATCGGCAGCGTTCAAGTAGAGCCAGGCCAAACCGTACATCTTGCACACATCGCAGTTCCCTTGCACGCGCCGCAGGTTCGGTGCCGGATGCAGCTCGTAGTGAGCCGCGCGCGGCTTGAACTTTCGCGCATGCTGGTCGCACAGGATGACGGCTTTGCGAAGCGCGATCATGTCGTCCAGGTTCGCCGAACCGCTGGTGTAACGGTTGGGCCTGAACTCGACGCGCTTCAATTCAGCGCGCCTGATCTCGCCGGGTGAAAAGTCCTTTCGGACCAGAATCGTACTCACGTCCGGCTACGCCTGCTTTGCCTTGGCGGGTTTCAGTTCCTCGGCTACGGCTTTCCAGTCCTTGTAGACGCCCCGTCCGATCAAGTTGGTGTAGTGGGCTTCCTGCCGCGGCGTCAAGCCCTTGGGCTTTCCGTCCGCATCTGCGGCGCCTTCGCCGCGCTCTGCCCCGCCAACTTCATTGAACGTCTCGCCTGGACCGTTCCTGCCCGTGCTCCTGGATGCCCGGATCACTGCGGGGTCGCCGAACGCAGCGCGTAGAGCGGCGACCTCGGTCGCCTTGTTGTCGGGGAAACCCACATCGAGGAGCGCCTTGAATTCCCGTTCGGCTTTGGTGCGGTCTTTTGAACCGGCTTCCCACGCCGTCGGAACCAGTGCCTTGAATTCCTCGAGCTGCAAGTTCACCTTCTGCTCGCGCTGCTGTCCTGCAACTTCGCTGCGGGCCGCTTCCCGGGCATCGCTCTTCGCGTCATCGCGAATCTGCTTCTCCCAATGCGCGTCCGCCACTTCCTGCGTGATCTTGCCGTCCTCGACGAGTGCTTTCAATTCGGTCCGGCTGATATGCTTTGGCGCTTCCGCCGCCGCTTTACTCGCCTTCAGGGCTTCGTTCTCGGCCCGCAGTCTTGCGGCTTCCGCCGCCTGGCTTGCAGCCTCGCCCCGAGCCGTGTTGACCATCTCATCGACTCTGATTCTCGGCAACCATGAGCCGTCCGAGGGTGGCTTCCATCCGCCATCACCTTCTTGCGACCCATCTTTACCGCCGGGAGGAGCTTGCGT